AAGCGGTTGTTACTTGGCTTCCTCTGCGACCGAGTAGGGGTTCCTTAATTTCATTGGAGATTATATGACTGAACCAAAGCAATTGAGTCTCTTTCCGGAGATTGATCTGAACGTCCATGTGCTGTTTCCAGCTCATGGATGGCTCTTTTCACCCTTCGATTTAGAGGCTTTTATTGCAATTTGGGGTAGTCCTGTAGCTCCAGTGAGATTTTGGGATCCCGATTCGGTTTAGCTTTGGTTTGCCTTTTACAAACGTTAGTGACCTTTCTAATAGTAAAGGGAGGGAAGTTGGACTATAACCTGCAGCTTGTCGCGCCTACACAACGCTATGATGTGATTGCTGGGGTCCGTACTGGACCCTTTAACGATCCCATTAATAGCCCGTATAGACGTGCCACGCGTAGTACCAATGGCACTGTTACTCCACAGTACGGAAAAAGGATAGCCCAAAAGCTATGGCTCCCAGAGAATATCTATACTCTTTCGGAAGAGAGAGTTAAATTTCCTTGGGGTTATCCATTTCTAAAGGTTACCTGGATTCCAACTGGGGATTATTCAGTGTACTATGGTCCTATCCGTAATGGTACAGGTTCGCTGACCTACCTCCAGCCATCTCAGAGTGCGATAGACGGGGCCGTTAACCTGGTCAAACTATCGTTACGTGAAAAGATTCAAGGTCAGAAGGTGCATCTGGGCAATTTCGTTGCTCAGAGACATCAGATGATCGATGAATTCTCTTCCACGGCACGGCGTATTGCTAGGGCATATAAATCTCTCCGTAAGGGCAACATACCTGGTGCTTTTAAAGCATTAGGGTGCGGTCCTTCTGGTAAGGTTAATCCTTATCAATCCGCAGCCTCTAACTGGCTAGCGCTACAGTATGGTTGGTTACCACTGTTATCTGATTTGTATGGTGTAGCCGAAGAATTGAGAGAGAACATGATAGAAAGGCTTAAAAAACCTCCTATTATGAAAGCTGTCTCTAAACGACGGTTACAAGACGAAATTCCTTACGTCTCCACCGAAGTTGGTGTTGATCATAAGGGGGCGAAAGCCTTTCGTGGGTACATTTCAGATTTCAGAGGACGGATCAATTATACCGTAGACGTCGCTGGCGCTCATTTACTGAGCGAGGTCGGACTTACTAACCCATTAGCAATAGCGTGGGAGGTCCTCCCTTATTCATTCGTCGTAGATTGGTTTGCACCAATCGGTCGATGGGTGAATACCTTCGACGCCACCCTTGGTTGCACTTTTGTTTCCGGGACACTTAGCTCAACGGTCGACACCGTCTTCCGTTGGTCAAACGTGGCTCGGTTTCAAGAGGGTAACTTTTTATACGAGTATACCGGCTGTATAGGATATGGCCGGTGGTTCACGTATAAGCGGGCGGTGCTTGCAGGGTTCCCGGTTGTTTACTTGCCACAACCGAAAGACCCCTTTTCAAAAGGGCACGTGCTAAATGCACTAGCTCTTTTGACTCAAGCCTTCTTCAAGTGAAGAAGTGACGGCAAATTTAACCTTCTTCTAAATCTAGAGGAAAATTATGTCTGCTCAGGCAGCCATTGCAGCAAAGACCGCATTGTCGGCTCTTAGTTTCACCGGCACTGCGTTCTCCATCGCCCCGCGTGGTAAGGACGCAAACAACGTCCTAGCGTGGGTAAACGCCGGAACTGTCAGCCTTCAAGATACAAAGGTTGACTTTTCTTATCGTTTACCAACGACCTCACGTAAGACGACGAAGGCTACCCTTCGCGTATTCTCTCCGAAGACGTACACCGATACTACAACCGGTCAAGTTGTCAAAGTTGGCGATTCCATTGCCAGCATTGACTTCACTTTCCCGGACGGTGCTACGACTACGGAAAAGACCCTGTTGGTCGATATTCTGACCACCACTCTCGGTGCAGCTGAATTCCGGCTGGCCTTGAATACTGGCGACGTAATGTACTAACATTCTGTCTGTCTCTTCCCACTTGTCAGGAACCGCCTAAACAGCGGACTCCGATTTTTGGCTCGAGGCATTTAGTTTGTTATTAAACATTCCGAAGCCTTTAGGGTCCTACATAAACTGTAATCACATTTATGGAGAATACATGACTTCCTACAAACGTAGAAGCCATAGCGTAGGTTCGTCTATTACGGACCATGTCATTCAAATGACCCTTGAGTCGTTGAACACTCCTCGTTCTCTTGCGGTTTGGATGCTGTATAGATATAAGGAACACGACCAGCTTATTCAGCTGGAAGTAGATCCATTAAACTATACATCGTCCTCATCGTTCAGGGATGATTTGTGCGCAACTTCTCTGCTCAGTAAGGCTGATTTCCTTTCGACTTCGGTTGATCGGAGATCTGAGGCCTTATTGAAGTTTCTCAATTCTGAGGAACTTTGCAGGCTGACTAACTTACGGGTTTTGCCTTTTCTTGAGGGAGGGAGTTTCCCACCTCATGAACTACATATCTTCGTTGAGAAGGTACGTAGAAAAATAGGGCAAATCCTTGGTAAGTTTGATGCCATGGAGCTCTTTGAAGACAGTGGTTGGGGTCCAGGTGTGTCCACCTTGTTAAAAGGAGAGACATCTGTTACGCCTAACAAGTACCAGTTTGAAACTGGTATTACGCGACAAGCTTTCGACATTATTTGGCCTTTTCTTAACGAGGCCTACCCTAGCTGGTGGAATGAGATTCTTAGCAAGATCTCACCCACTATCGAAGGGGGTAATGTCGTTACCACTGTTCCGAAGAATTCGAAGACGGATCGTGTTATAGCCATTGAACCCGGATGGAACCTTTGGTTTCAGAAGGGTTTAGGGCAAATGATTCGTCGACGTCTTCAACGTTACGGCTGCAACTTGAATAGTCAGGTTCCTAATCAGAATCTGGCTAGAGTAGCCTTTAGTCGACAACTCGCAACTGTTGACTTCAGCTCTGCTAGTGATACAATTGCTCGCAAAGTCTGTCAGCTACTTCTTCCCCCTCGCTGGTTTTCAGTGATGGAGATCTTCAGGTCGCATTGCGGTAATCTGGATGGTCGAAAGCTTCTTTATGAGAAGTTCTCTTCCATGGGCAATGGGTTCACGTTCGAGCTTGAGAGTATGATTTTTTACTCTTGCGCTTTAGCGTGTTGCACTGCTGACGAGTATGATAGCGTCTCCGTTTTTGGCGACGACGTCATCCTCCCGGCGCACAGATTACCATCTTTCCAAGCTCTAGTTTCCGCCTTGGGGTTCGTTGTTAACACTAAGAAGAGTTTCTCTTCCG